TACGTAAATATTCCATTTTACTTTTTTAGAAATCCTAGCTTGGCAGTACCCGTCTGTGCAATCACCAAACAACTCGTTGAAGTACGTGTCACGTTCAAAGATGTAAATGATGATGTAACTTTCAAATATACCATAGATGGGTCGGTGACTAAGAGAGATAAAACAACCGAAGGATCTATCGACAATGTTTCACTCATTACTGATTTCTATTTCGTCGCTGAAGATGAAAGAAACTTTTTACTCACACGTCCGATGGAATACATAATATCACAGTTACAAATGTCTAAATTACTGTACAAGCCAAACGAATCAAAAAAATCGGCTCTTTTGAAATTTAAACACCCCGTGAAAGAATTATTCTTCTCGGCGAAGGAAAAAACTGGTATAACCAACGTATCTGAACCTGTGTACGCAATTTCACAACCTGTCGCGACCATCAACGCCCAGGGAGGGTCTGTAATTTCGAATAACGGGTTAGTCGCTGTGACATATGACAACAGCTCGACGGGAGAGGTGAACATTTACGAAAAAGATTCGAGTGGAAACTGGCCTTCCACCGCCTCGGCGACGTACACGGGGTCCTCTTCAAGCGAATATTTAGGACGGGTCCTAGGCGTTTCGGATGATGGTACTCGGGTTGCCCTACAATCGTCCACGAAGATGATAATCGTGGAGAAACAATCGGGCGTTTGGACGCAGATCGGTTCGGATATAACAGCACCCTTTACTGCCATAACCGGAAGTTGCCTGACCGGCGACGGTACTAAGGTTTTCGGGTCTCTGGCGTCGCCGGCCAATTGGACCCAGTTGGGTGCCGACATCGATGGCCAATCTGCGGCCGACCAGTCTGGGTACTCGGTATCTATGTCCTCAGACGGCACGCGCATGGCGGTCGGCGCCATAATGCCCCCCCAGAGCGGCGGCATCCCCGGCGGGACCGGTAAGGTTCGGGTGTACGAATGGGACAATGTATCTTGGAGCCAGCTTGGCGCAGATATTAACGGCGAGGGTGTGGAAGACTACTTTGGCAATTCAGTGTCTATATCCCCTGACGGCACGCGCGTTGCGATCGGTGCACAATTTAATAACCCCACCAATACTGCTGCCGGCGACAGAGTCGGCCATGTGCGCGTGTACGAATGGGACAATGTATCTTGGAGCCAGGTGGGTGGCGATATTGATGGCGAGGCTGTGGGCGACCAGTCTGGGTACTCGGTATCTATGTCCTCAGACGGCACGCGGGTGGCGATCGGCGCTTTGTTTAACGACGGCACCGCCTTCAACGCCGGCCACGTGCGGGTCTATGAATACGATGCTACTTATGGTTGGAATAAAATTGGAAATGATATCGACGGCGAGGGTTATGGAGACCGGTCCGGGCGATCAGTATCTCTATCATCGGATGGCACGCGGGTGGCGATCGGTGCATATATTAACAACCCCACCAATAATGGTGCCGGCGTCGGCATCGGCCATGTGCGTGTGTACTCAGAGAGCAGCGGGGCGTGGAGCCAGTTGGGTGGCGATATCGATGGCGAGGCGCGAGACGACTTGTCCGGGTGGTCAGTATCTATATCAGGAGACGGTACGCGGGTGGCGATCGGCGCTCCCTACAACGACCCTAGCACCGGTAATAACGCCGGCCACGTGCGTGTGTATGATTGGGACAATGTATCTTGGAGCCAGGTGGGCCAAGATATCGACGGCGAGTCTGGGGGTGACCAATTCGGAAACGCGGTATCTCTATCATCGGATGGCACACATTTGGCGATCGGCGCTCCCTACAACGACCCTAGCACCGGCGATAACGCCGGCCACGTTCGGGTGTACGTCTACAACAGCGTCACTCCTGCGTGGGAGCAAATAGGGCCAGATATCGACGGCGAGGCTTTGGACGACTTGTCCGGATACTCGCTATCTATGTCCTCAGACGGCACGCGCGTGGCGATCAGCAGTCCTTTCAACGACGAAAATGGCATTTCGGCCGGGCACGTGCGCGTGTACTCACTCTCTGCACCCACTACACCAGCAGTTTCATCATGGGAATACAGTGGTAGTAGTTGGTCACAGTATCGCCCCGATATCACTGTAAACACGGCCATATCCAGAATCTCTCATTCGACAAACGGTGAAATCCTGGGTTTGGAAGATGCGACCAAAACCGTTATACACGCGACGACCGGCTCGGCGTCTACGTATACCAAGCGCCACGCTGATACTCAATATAGTGAAAGGTATCATTCACTATCGAGTGATGGTGCGAATTTGGTATCTTTGGAAACTTTGGGATCTAAGGTGTGGAATCAAACAAACTATGTCTACGATGGCGCGGCAGGAACACAAGTCCCTTGGTATACCACTTCCGCTTCTAGCATGGTAGAGATCTCAAGGAATGGCAACTTCGTATTTTGGAATGATTCCAGTTCTAATACATTTAAGTTATACAGCAAATCGGTAGTTGATGGAAACGTCCAGTGGACATTGGAAACGAGCCTCGCGTACACGTACTCTCCAGTTAAGATGTCACCACTCGGAGGCGATGCTATCATAGTGACCGGATCGGGGTCGGTGGGTGCCAAGATTCACGACATCACGGCCACTTCGGGAGGTACTGAAGATCGTCTACTTAACATCTCATCATCCGACCAAGAATTCACGACACTTTTACCAGGTAAACGTTCCGATCACAGATTAATAAAAAATGTAAAATTCGCATGTAACGGTGAAACTATTTTCGATCAAAGTGGACAATATCTGGCGTATGAACAATCTCTTCGACACCATACAGGATGCCCAGACCCCGCGTATGAATTTTATACGTACTCCTTTTCTCTCCAACCCGAGATGTATTACCCCACGGGACAATTAAACATGAGTCGTATAATACATAAAAAAATTGATATAGAATTGGAAGAAACATCAACTACACGTGACATAGATGTTTCAGTATATGCATTAAATTACAATATACTTCACGTAGAAAGTGGTTTAGCAGGCTTAAAATTTTAACGTATAGTATTAGGAATGGCGGGACGATTACAACTCGCCACGAAGGGTACTCAGGATATATTCTTCACGGACGATCCAGAGTACACGCACTTCGTAAAAAATTTCAGGAAACATACAAACTTCGCGAAATATGAAGTAAACCATGAATTAGATGGAAACCTAGAATATGGAAGTACTTTAAGATGTACGATTCCTAACAATTGTGGTGATCTCATAAAAAACGTTAGTGTTCAGTTCGAACTTCCACCTCTCACGTTTGGTACTACGTATACATACATAGAATCTATAGGTCATGCGTTGATTGAATATATAGATTTGATCATAGGAGGTCAGGTTATTCAGAGAATACCAGCAGATTGGCTCCAGATACACTCCGAAAACTACATAACTCAGACGAAACAAACGAATTTGTCCAAATTAATAGGTAAATGTCCAGACGAACTTTCGGGAACAAAGGTCAGTGATACAAAAATACAAGGATATTTGGGAACCGCAACTACTCCCCGAAAATGTATAGTAGACATACCCTTTTATTTTTATAATAATCCGGAATTGTCTCTCCCTTTATGTGCACTTACCCGGCAAGAATGTGAAATAGAAATTAAATTAAACACTCGAGAAAAGTGTATAACCGATTTACCGGTGAGCGCTTCACCCAATAATACGACATTCAATGTTGTTGAGAATGGTACGACACAATATATAATAGACGGAGCGACCCACCCCACTCTTACATTGATAAAAGGGAACACGTACAATTTTACATACAATAAATCTGGGCATCCTTTCGCGTTGAGAGAAACGGATGGAACATCATACGCGAATGGTTTAAGTTCGACAACGGATCCCGCAACTTTTATAGTTCCACTCGATGCGCCGAATACGTTGGAGTATTATTGTACATCACACTCGGTTATGAAAGGAACTATAAATCTAATTTCTTCAGGTATATATGATGTGGGTATAAACTCGATGTCTCTCCAGACAGAAATGGTACAACTCGGAGACCCAGAACGGATAAAATACCAATCAGAAGAAGTGAATCATATCATAACACAACTCCAAGTGAGTAGGGATACGATTCCGGCCAATACAAACCCTTTTAAACATAGAACCGAATTTATAAATCCAGTCAAAGAATTATTTTTCGTTATACAGAGAACGAGTGTATCGAATCCATTTGATTATGATCACCCGAGTCA